GGGGTCTGTGGATGGGGTGGCAAGCCCACTCTATTCAGTTTCCAAACTGACGAAAGGAGAAATGCTTCTATGATCATCGCAGTGAGCAGAAAGAGGACCAGTGGCCCAGGATTCCCTACTCAACAAGTAGAGATTGGCCGTCAGAAGGTTTGGTCCAAGATGTCGCATGAATATGTTATTGATGCGCCTATCTTGGCTACTCCCCACAACGGCTTTTACCAGGTCACATGGGACAATATCAATCCCGCGTGGAGGATGTCCAATAAAAGGCGTCGTTCTAGCTGGAAAGCTAGGGCTGACGCTCCTACGGACGTTTCCGACACAGGGGGCGATTTCTGGACGCTCAGTTGTAGCGATGAGGGATGTACGCGCGGTTTCGGACACTACAGTGTAGAGGACGGTTACTCAAAGACCACCTATGATGGTGGCTTCGTACCGTACTCCCAACACCAGTATCCGGGATTTAATGTCGCGGACATGGCTGGCATGGGTACCTCCGGTTTATTCTCCGGTGGGTATGGCTATGCTAGCGAAGCAGAATGCGCCCAGGCTTGGAAAAAAGTCAAGCCTAAGTTGTACGTCGCAGACATGGGACAATTTGTTGGAGAAATCCGCGAAACGTTACCGATGCTTCGTACTACTGCCAGTGTGTTCACACGTCAATTTATTGACATGTTTGGCACGTCTATGCGTCACCAAAAGGTGATGAGCAAGACTATGTCGAACCACTGGTTGAACACCCAATTTGGGTGGAAGCCTTTCCTTAACGACTTGATCAAGTTTACCAAGAAATTTGGTGACTTGGATCGCAAATTGCAGCAATGCATTCGCGATAATGGTCGTTTTGTGAGGAGGCGGGGCGTATTGAGTTCCCAGATGGATGATGCAGGTAAGGAGTCTTATTACAAGCCTCCGTCAGTAGAGGTGGTTGAAAGTAATGGTATCCCAGGCTGGGATACCGTTTTCGTTCAGCCGTTTTCACTCTACAATGGCCTCATCAATCCATATGCGGGGCACGTTAAGTCGACCTTGACTTACACAACAAAGTGTGAGACTTGGTTCTCCGCGTGCTTCCGTTACTGGGTGCCGAGCTTTGACAGCAACAAAGCTGTCGACGTAGTAAGCAATTACCTACGTATGTTCGGTCTCCGGATAACGCCAACGCTTATCTGGAACTTGACTCCCTGGAGCTGGCTTGTCGATTGGTGTGGAGTAGTTGGAGATAATATCGATAACTACACGACTGCATCGGACGACAATCTGGTAGCCAAGTATGCATACAGCATGAAGACCATTACAACTGAGATCATCAATGAATCCCGCATTAAATGCGGAGGACAAGTGGTCTCTGGTCTACGCTGGCGTCGGGCAGCTGTCTGCAAGACGCGTTTGCATGCAAGTCAGTTTGGTTTTTCTACTGACCACGAGGAATTTAACCCGTGGCAGTGGTCAATCTTAGCGGCCTTAGGCTTCAATCGTTTGAAGATCGAGAGCGGCCGGCGCTAAGTCCATCAT